ATTTTCAAGGTAAGACAGTTTTGATTGGAGTAACTGCGGAAGGGATATCACCATTAGTAACTACACCAATGGGATTGAAATACCCTCATGATATACAAGCTTCAGTAATTCATACTCTAACAGGTGGTAAACAGATTACCAGACCTCAATCCATTCTGTTGGTAGAGGTATGTCTACTGTTTTTCGTGGGACTTCTACTTCTCCTATCCGTTTATTATCTACCGATATGGTTATCAGCTGTCGTATTCGGTGGGAGTGTAGTCGGCGTTGTCGCTGGTGGGTTTGAAGCTTTCGCTTACGGAATGTTGTTCGATTTCTCATACGGACTTATCCTGTTTATACTTCTATTTAGTCATTCGAGCTTTAACAACTTCTATATTAATTTCAAATTAAAACAACAAATTCAAGGTCAGTTCGGAAACTATATATCACCAGAGTATGTTGATATGATTGTCAAAGATCCAAGTCTAATGAAACTCGGTGGTGAAAGAAAAGAGATGAGTTTTATGTTCGCTGATATTGTAGGATTTACACCGATCTCAGAGAGTTATATGGAGAAAGATGATCCAGAAGGATTAGTAGAATTGATCAATGAGTTCTTAGATAAAATGACAAAGATTGTATTGAAGAATGGTGGTACTATTGATAAGTACATGGGTGATTGTATCATGGCTTTCTGGAACGCTCCAATTCCATGTGAAAATCACGCTGAGATGGCTGTTAAAACATCAATAGAAATAGAACTTCTAGGTGATGAACTAGAAGAAAAGATGAAAGACATGGGATTACCAAGAGTCAAGTTTGGTACAGGTGTAAACACAGGTGTCTGTATCGTAGGTAATATGGGTTCAGAAAGTAGAATGGACTATAGTGTTGTCGGTGATGCTGTTAACTTAGGTGCTAGATTAGAAGCTCAAACAAGACAAGAAGATACACCGATCATTGTATCTGAATTTACATACAACGAATGTCCTGATATATCATTCTCAGCTTTGGGTGAAGTTAAAGTAAAAGGTAAAGAACAACCTGTCAAAATGTACGCGCCTTTAATTGAAGGTGAAGTTCGTAAGTTATATAAAGACTAAGTAACAGTCTTCCAAATTTTCTGTAATCTTCCTGCTTTCATCATCTTATGAAAGTTTTTATAGTATTTTCTTAAATATTTCATATAGTTATTTATGTCACATAACTGTCACATTTGACACCACGGGTACACTTTTTGTATAATATACATAATGAAGTTGAATCTTGATAAGTGGTTGGTTGGTTGAAGATGATAAACGGACATGGAAATGCTGGACCGCGGTCTGGTTGGGAAGTGATGAACACAACTTCGCGAGGAGGCCTTACCTCATTAAAAAAGCTGAGAGATGAAATTGGGTGTAAAAACCCATGAATATAGTTGATACCGCGGGTACATTTTTGTTATACTATGTACATAATGAAAAATAAGGAAAATAAATGAGTTGTCAACATAACGAGATATTACAAGAAAACATCTTAATGAGTGTCTTACATATGGATAAAGTTCAAATTGAAGATGAATTAGGACTACCTGTTTCAGAGATGAATACTATGGACTATGATACATTAGTCGATAAATTAGTTGAAAAGAGATTCGAAGAAGACCCAAGACAAGCATGAACAGAGCTGAGTTTATAGAAAAAGAAAATGATCTATTACAATGGATTAAAACTAATCAGAATCTCAATGGTTTTGTAGGTGATATCTATGATCAAATTTGTAAGAACAAACCTCTTTCACCTAGACAAATTGAAGGTGTTAGACGAACAATGGTGTATACAAAAAAGAAAGCGAAACAAGATAAGTTAAGAGAAAGTAATAAAAACATACTTCCAGGTGGAGTTTATGTTGGTACAGAAAAGAAACGATATGATATGACTCTTAAGTATATGAGTAACTATGAAACAAGACGAGGGTTTACAGTTCATAATTTTATGAATAAAGAAGGTGCTCAGTTAATGTGTTTCGCTGATATTACACAAATAAGAGTAGATCATGACTTTACTAAAGGTCCTGATGGAGCTCCACATATATTAAGTGAAGGTGATGTTTTCACTTGTAGGGCTACAGTTAATCGTCATTCAATCAATGACTTTGATCCAAACAACAAATTCAAACAAACAGTTTTAAATCGAATCAAGTACAAAAAGTATATTGGTAATAAACAACATTTAGAAGAAGGAAATTTATGAGTGCTATACCTATTAGGTTAGAACCTAAATCTTTAACCAAGAGAATCTTTTTTCTTAGACAAGCTATGAATAGAGCTCAAGACCCAGAGATGAAAAAACTTTGGGAGTCTAAAAAAGATGAACTAATGGTTAAGTATATGAAAAACAGTTAATAAAACTGTTATAAATATAATTAGAGAAAGAGACTTTAGTGTCATTAATTTAGCGATTAGTACGAGCTTTGATAAGTCTCTTGATCTACAATGGAATCGCCGATTATCGGGATTCTTATTTTAACCTTGCTTAACAAAGGAGGTCACAATGACTATTAATGAGCAAATCTGGAGAGATTTATCTCCATTCACAGTCGGCTTTGATAATGTATTCAATTCATTAGACAGAGTTCGATCAATCCCACAATCTAATTATCCACCTTACAATATTCGTAAAGGTAAAGTAGAAGATACTTTTCTTATCGAATTAGCTGTAGCTGGTTTTAGTGAAGATGATTTAACTATTTCAGTTAAAGAAAATAATCTTACTATTACAGGTGACATAGGTGATAAAGATAATGGATTTATACATCAAGGAATCTCACAACGAAAATTCAACAGGAACTTTGTTCTAGCAGAAGATGTAGTTGTCAAAGGTTCGGATCTTTCAAATGGTATTCTAACGATTTATGCTGAAAGAGTAGTTCCAGAAGAAAAGAAAGCTAGAACTATTGAAATTGGTGAACTAAAGAAAACAGAAAAGAAACAATTCTTATCTGAATAAATAGTATTTGTGTTGAGGTGTCGAAAAACTTGACACCTCAGCTTTTGCTGTTATAATAGATAGTATGTTTAGAAAAATAAACAATTTAATAATCAATTAGGAGAAATATAATGGGAATTTGGAATAGATTCGTAAACTTCATGGTTGGTGAACCTTCTGGTGAAAGAGCTAGAGATAGTAAAGGTAAGTTTGTCGCTGATGATAAATCTACACCTAGTACTAACGAAGCTTACAAAGATGGAAGAACACCTACTAAGAAAGTGAGAAAGACAGCTGTTAAGAAAACACCAGCTAAGAGAGGTCGTGGAAGACCTAAAGGCTCTAAAAATAAACCAAAATGAAGTCGATAGGACTTATACAAGTCGTAGCTTCTTTGTTCGGACTATTTGTAGTAACAAGTCTTTTAGTAGGATATGATATGTCTTATATATTTGATACTTTAAATACAACAACAGGATTTTTCGGGTTGTTAGTATTTGTAGCTTTACTTGGTTATGCCGAAAATAGATAAAGAACTAAATACTCATTATCCGTTATTCGATAGTGGTCTCTATACAGAGGTTGTACATCAAAACGGAGAAAGAGCAATTAAGATTCTTACTGGTAATTATAAAGATGTAATTTATCAATATGGTAAAATAAATCTAATACCTAGAGAAGAATCAGAAGAACCTACTGTAGATTTTGAAAGAGCAGTGAGGTCTTGTCCAGAAGAAATGAAAGATTCAATTTCTGAGGATGAAACATTTAATCAACTTATGGGAAATATTCTCATAGAATTACTAGCCAATCAAGGGTTAGAGGAATTAAAAAATGGAATATAGTAACGAGTTTATGGTTCGATTGAAAGACGAAGTGTCAGCTGATGAAGGAGTTGTACTTGAAGTATACTTAGATCATCTAGGTTATCCAACAGTCGGTGTCGGACATTTAATCTTAGAAAGTGATCCTGAGTACGGAGAAGGTACAGGGTTTAAAATCACTCAAACAAGATGTGATGAATTATTTTATCAAGATATTAGAAATGTTTTAAATGATTGTGAAGGTCATTTATCAGAATGGGCTACATATCCAGAAGAAGTAAAACTGATCGTCGCTAACATGGCTTTTAATCTAGGTATTACTAGACTTAAAAAGTTCAAGATGATGTTCTCAGCACTCAATGAAGGTAATTGGGTAGAAGCATCAGTACAAGGATTGGATTCTAAGTGGGCGAAACAAGTCTACAATAGAGCCCATAGATTAATGGATAGACTCAGGTCTATCTAACATTAAGGATATATTATGAATATAGATAAACAATTAAGAGAAGCTCTTATATTAAGATATCAAGGTGAAGTAGCATCAGCGAAAGCTAATATTACTATCTACATGAATAACTCAGTAGGAATCGGAGAACATTCTGATCTTGTTGGAGCTATTGATGAACAACTTGACAAACTAACTACAGCAGAAGAAAAACTTCAAGCTGTTGAGAAACACTTTGTACCACAAAAAGTAGTTTGACAAGAATAAACATATTACCTGTAGAAGAACTAACAGATCAACATTTAATGGCAGAGTATCGAGAGATATTCATGATCGGTTCAGCTCTTCAAAAATCACTATCATCGCACAAGTGGGATAAGAAAAGAATACCTAAAGAACTAACTTTGGGTACAGGTCATGTTATGTTCTTCTATGACAAAGGTAAATATCTTTATAATAGATACGAACAAATAAAAGAAGAACTAACTAAAAGAAACTTTAAATTAGATAAGACACGCTTATTTAAAGTGACACAATTTCCAACAGAGTATTATAATGATTGGAAACCTAGCGATAGAGATTACGCTATACTCAGAAAAAGAATCGAAGAAAGAATAAAACAAAAACCTGAATGGTATAGACATAATGGCAAAACGCTGTTATAATAAATTATATGCATTATTACACTAACATCAAAAGATACAAAGACTTAATACTCGCGAGAGGTGTTAAGAACGGAGAGAAGTATATCAAAAGAATGAAATACGAACCGACTTTGTATATCCCTACAAACAAAGAAACACCTCATAAATCAATAGCAGGTGAGTATCTACAATCGAAGAAGTTTAGTTCTCCGAGTCAAGCAAGACATTGGAAGAAACAATATGACAATACAGGTATAGATATTCATGGTCTTGAACAATGGGAGTATACTTATATCGCTGAGACATATCCTTCTGATATAGATTTCGACATTAAGAACATTAACATACTCAACATTGATATTGAGTGTGAATGTGAAAATGGATTTCCGGAACCGACAGAAGCAGAAGAAAAAGTCAACGCGATTACTATGAAACTTTTCGGACATAAAGAAACTCATGTAATCGGTACTGATAATTTTGATTACAAGAATGATGATCCGAATGTGATTTATCATAAGACAAGACATGAAAAAGAATTACTCTTAGAGTTCATGAGAATATGGGACGAACTAGAACCTGACATCATTACAGGTTGGAATGTAGAGACTTTCGATATCGCGTATCTTGTTAATCGTATCTGGAAACTATTTGATTGGGATACAGTTCGTAAGTTATCACCTCATGAATTGATTACATCAAGAGAATGGTTGTACATGGGTCAAAAGAAAATGATCTCATACAACATAGCAGGGATTGCGATTCTTGACTATCTTGAAATGTACAAGAAGTTTACATACATTACTAGAGAAACATATCGTTTAGATCACATAGCAGAAGTTGAATTGGGTAAGAAGAAAATTGATTACTCAGAGTTCGGAGCGATGCATCTATTCTACAGAAATGATTATCAAAAGTTCTTAGATTATAATATCAGAGATACAGAACTTGTTGAACAACTAGACGATAAACTACAACTCATGGAGTTGGTTATCACTATGGCATATCAAGCGAAGTGTAATTTCGAAGATGTATTCGGATCAGTTCGATATTGGGATTTAATTATCTATAACTTCTTAAAGAAACGAGGTATGGTTCCGCCACCGAAGAAGTTAGCTCAAGACTCACGAATCATCGGAGCGTATGTAAAAGAACCTCAAGTCGGACAACACAAATGGGTAATGTCTTTTGACTTGAACAGTCTGTATCCTCATTTGATTATGCAATACAATATGAGTCCAGATACTTATCAAAAGAAAATATTCAATCAAGAGATCAATGTAAAGAAACTATTAGAAGGTGAAGTTGATCTAAGTATGTTGACTGAAACAACAGTCACACCGAATGGTGCTTTGTTCAGAACTGATAAACAAGGTTTTCTACCTGAGTTGTTAGAAGAAATGTATGATCAAAGAGTCTTATTCAAAAGAAAGATGATTGATAAACAGATAGAACTAGAAACAATCGACAAGAATGATCTAACAAAAAGAAAAAGATGTGAATATGATATCGTCAAGTATAACAATAATCAGATGGTTAGAAAGATTTCACTTAACAGTTGTTATGGTGCTCTAGGTAATCAATATTTCAGATACTTCAATAGAGAGATAGCAGAAGGTATCACAACATCAGGTCAGTTGAGTATCAAATGGGTAGAAAGAGCTGTTAACAAGTTTCTTAATAACTTACTTGAGACTGATAAAGATTATGTTGTCGCGATTGATACAGATTCAATCTATGTAACATTTGAAGATTTAGTTGATAGAGTCAATCCGAAGAATCCTGTAGAATTTCTTGACACTATCGCGAAAGAAAAAATAGAACCTATGATTAATTCTAATTATGAAGAACTAGCTTCTTATACAAACGCGTATCAGAATAAAATGGAAATGGGTAGAGAAGTCATAGCAGACAAAGGTATCTGGACAGCAAAGAAAAGATATATTCTCAATGTACATGATTCAGAAGGTGTAAGATTCAAAACACCGAAACTAAAAATGATGGGTATCGAGACAGCGAAGTCTTCAACACCGATGTGGTGTAGAAAGAAACTAGAAGAAGGTATTCGAACATTGATGAACGGTACAGAAAATGATGTATGGGATTTCATTACTAATTCAAGAAATGAATTCAACAAATTACCGATAGAAGAAATATCTTTTCCTCGTGGTGTTCAAAATGTCAAGAAATACTACAACGCGGCTTCTATCTATAACAAGGGTACACCGATTCATGTAAGAGGATCACTACTTTACAATAACTTTTTATATAAATATAATATAGACAAGAAATATCCTGTGATACAGAATGGTGAGAAAGTTAAGTTTTGTTATATGAAACTACCAAATATAATGAATGAGAATGTTATTTCATTTGTTTCGGCGTTACCTAAAGAGTTCGAACTAGAACCGTATATTGATTACGATACACAATTTCAAAAATCTTTTGTCGAACCTCTAGGTGTAATATTAGACAAGATCGGGTGGACAACAGAACCTGTCAGTACACTTGATTCATTTTTTGGGTAGGAGTATGAAAAACTTGACAGATACAAGTTCGGTAGTATAATAGATATATGACTGAAATTCAATTAATCTTTTTGTCTTTTCATTTTGTGACATGGTTCATGTTGGGTCTTGTTTATATGGAAATACAATCTTGGAAAAAAGAAATTAGACAACACATAGACTATGATAATAGTTTGAAAGCTATGAGAAGAAAAGAAAGAAACAGTTAAATTATGGAGATAAATTATGAGTTATTTGAAAAACTTAGTAAAAACAACAGGTAATGAGTTCGCTTCTATTGTAGAAGACGGAGTACAAGCAGCAGATGTCAGTGGATACATTGACACAGGTTCGTATATCTTTAACGCTCTATTATCTGGTTCAATATATGATGGATTACCTAGTAATAAGATCACAGCACTAGCAGGTGAGTCAGCAACAGGTAAAACATTCTTTGCACTTGGAATGTGTAAAAGATTCTTAGATGATAATCCGGATTCGGCAGTTATCTATTTTGAATCTGAAAGTGCAATCACAAAAGACATGATCGAGGAAAGAGGAATTGATTCTTCAAGAATCGTGATTGTACCTGTAACAACAATTCAAGAGTTCAGAACTCAATCAATCAAAGTACTTGATCAATATATGAAAGACAAGACAGACATGAAGATGTGTTTTGTACTTGATTCACTTGGTATGTTATCAACAACTAAAGAGATCGAAGATACAGCATCAGGTTCTGAAACAAAAGATATGACACGAGCACAGTTAGTCAAAGGTGCTTTTAGAGTATTGACTCTTAAATTAGGTAAAGCAGGTGTTCCATTAATCGTAACGAATCATACTTATGATGAAATGGGATTGTTCGCGAAGAAAGTAATGGGTGGTGGATCAGGTCTTAAGTACGCTGCATCATCAATTATCTTTTTGTCTAAGAAAAAAGAGAAAGACGGGAAAGATGTTATCGGTAATATTGTTCATTGTAAGAATGAGAAATCAAGACTTACAGTTGAGAACAAAATGGTTGATGTGATGTTATCATACGATACAGGTTTAGATAGATACTATGGATTACTAGAACTAGCAATCAAGTATGGTATCTTTAAACAATCATCAACAAGAGTAGAATTACCTGATGGTACAACACAATTTGGTAAAACTATTAACAACAATCCTGAAAAGTATTTTACTCAAGAAGTACTTGATCAATTAGACGAGGCAGCGAAGAAAGAATTTAGATATGGCAACGAGACTAGAACAGACGATACTCAAGAATCTGATACAGAATGAACCTTTTATAAGAAAGACTTTACCTTACATTAAGAGTGATTTCTTTCAAGAAAGAGATGAAGAATTTCTTTACAAACAGATAAAAGAATACTTTCTAAAATATCAGACACCACCGACACCTGAAGCTCTCATCATTGATATTGATGAGATGGACGGTGTAGATCAGCAACTAATATCAGATACTATGGTTCTGATTCGTGAGATTAAACAAGACACGACAGAGACACCTGATGAATGGTTGATTGATTCAACAGAGAAATGGTGTAAAGATAGAGCAGTATACAATGGTGTAATGAGTTCTATCTCAATCATTCAAGACAAAGAAGGACAACAAGGTGAGATACCTGATATACTCAGAGAAGCGTTGTCTGTTTCTTTTGACAGTAATGTAGGTCATGATTTTCTTGACGATTGGGATGATCGTTATGAGTTCATGCACAGAGAAGAAGAAAGAATACCTTTTGACTTAGACTTGATGAATAAGATCACTAAAGGTGGTCTTCCGAACAAGACATTGAATATCTGTATGGCAGGTACTGGTGTTGGTAAATCTTTATTCATGTGTCATTGTGCATCAGCGTCTTTACTTCAAGGTAAAGATGTACTGTATATCACAATGGAAATGGCAGAAGAAAAGATCGCTGAAAGAATTGACGCGAATCTACTAGATATCTCTTTGAATGATCTACAAGATTTACCGAAGATGATGTATGAGAAAAAGATTACTAGAGTCAGAGAAAAGACTAAAGGTAAATTGATCATCAAAGAGTATCCGACTGCAACAGCTCATAGTGGTCATTTCAGACATTTATTACAAGAACTTGATTTAAAGAGAGACTTCAAACCTGATGTTATTTTTATTGATTACTTGAATATATGTGCATCATTCAGAGTTAGACCTGGTAGTAATGTTAATACTTACACTTATGTTAAGAGTATAGCAGAAGAACTCAGAGGGTTAGCAGTTGAGTTTGATGTTCCGATTATGTCGGCAACACAAACAAACAGAACAGGTTTTGTATCTACAGATGTAGGTCTTGAAGATACTTCTGAATCATTCGGATTACCTGCAACGGCAGACTTCATGTTCGCTTTGATATCTACAGAAGATATGCAAGAACTTGATCAAGTTATGGTCAAACAGTTGAAGAATCGATACAATGATCCTGGGTTTCATAAGAGATTTGTATTGGGTGTAGATAGAGCGAAGATGAGACTATATGATTGTGAACAATCAGCACAAGATGAATTAGTTGATATTGGACCAGTAATGGATCAAACAACTACAGGTAAAAGAATTAGTTCAGAGAAACAATCTGAATTCAAATATGATTGATACCGCGGGTACACTTTTGATATAATTACAGTATGGAAAATGATAAAAAAATAACGAAAATATTCTTAGACATGGACGGAGTTCTAGCGAACTTCGAAAGAGGTTTAGAAGATATGTTAGGTCACAAAGTTGATCTAAAAGGAATGAGTGACATCTATGACGAAAACAAGAGAGAACTCACGGCTAGACATCTTTTTAGAAAGTTGGAGCCTCTACCTGATGCGTGGAAACTCGTTGACTGGACTATGAACTCAGGTATTCATACTGAAATTCTAACGGCAGCTGGTACTGTTAACAGAACTATTGTTGTTCAAGACAAAATAGAATGGATATCAAGACATTTTACAAACAATCTGATCATCATACCTACATTTAAAGGTAGTCAGAAAGCAGCTTTCGCTCATAGAAAATCAGTATTGATTGACGATAGAGAAAAGAATGTCAACTGTTTCATAGAAGCGGGTGGTATAGGAATACTACATACTACGGCAGATGATACAATTAAACAACTCAATGAAATCCTCAACTCCTAGTCACGATCAAGGTACTATTAAGAGTAAGTCTTTAATGGACTTACTCTCTAAGAAAGTCGATCTCAAAAAAGAACTCATTGTTCTTAGAAAATCACACCAAAATATAGAGAAACAAGAAGAATTAGTCGAATCTATCGCAAAGATAGAAAAGTTCTTATCTAACCACAGAATTCAAAAATAGTATTAACATAAATACTACCTATGAAGACATTCTCTCAATTAAACGAAGAATCCGTAGATAGTTTAGATAAATTAGGACACAAAGGTAAATACAACAATAAAAGATTAAAAAAATTAGCTCGACCCTATCCGGCGTTCGAGGATTTTGATCTTGAAGAATGGCAAGGTTACCCACCACCTAAAAACAGTTCTACTGAAACACTTAACGAATTACGATACCTTATGTCATTGGGTAGTAAAAGAAAAGTGTGGAAAACAGAAATGACTATGTATGATAAGAAAGTCATTAAACCTTTCAAAGATTACTTAGAAGATTTCGGTATAGAAGTTGAATGGGATAGAATTAGAGAGTTAGATTATCAACGAGGTAGTATCATATTATCTCTTAAAAGACACTACAATAGAATAAGACCAGCTGAATTAGCTAAAGAATTGACTCTACCATTAGATGCTTTTCCATTAGAAACAGCTGACACACCATCTTATCCATCTGGACACGCTTCATCAGGTCGATTAATTTCATTGTTAGTAGCAGATGAAGCACCATTAGAACATAGAAAAAACATATTAGATATCGGTCAAAGAATAGCCGATAGTAGAATGGTAGCTGGAGCTCATTATCCTTCAGACACAAAATTCGGTAAAAGAATAGCTGACGAATTATATCGTCTATCAAAAAATAGTAGTATCGAACCTGATCTAACATTAGAAATGGTTGAATCATTAGAGTATAGTGGTTCAGACGAAGGTGAGTTCGCTGTTGATGTTGTGGCTGATATTGATCAACAAATAGGTTCAATAAGTGGTGAAGTAGCATTAGATCAAAGATCAGGTAAAACTAATAGTAAGAAAATCGGTGTACAAATAATATTAAAACCTAATGAGAGAGTTAAGTTTACTACATTAGCTAATGATATTATTGGTAGTGATGAAGACTTAACAATAGAAAGTCCTACAACTTCAAGAGCGACTAAAGATTTCGCTTTTAAACATAAAGACATAGATAGAAAAATATATGTAACAACAAGACCCGATACTAAACGAGGTGGTGGTTCTACAGCTGATCCGAACGAATTAATGACAGCAGCACTATGTACAATGTCTTCAATACCTACAGTCGAAACATTAGAAGATTTAGATGCTTTAATATTAGAAGTAAAAAAAGTTGTTAAGACAGGTAAAGTTATAGGGTATACATCATTAGAAGTTGAAGCGTTAGAAAATGATTATAGTAATTTAGTTCAAGCTATCTCAGCAGCAGAAGTGATCGCTAAGAAAGGTGGTTGGAAAGGTGCTGACAAAGTATATCTAACAGGTAAAGCTTGGAGTGATGATGTTAAACAATTTCAAGTTACAAAATATGGTATGAAAGATTTCAATGCATCTGATTTTATAATTAAAAAAGGTGATAACTATATAGGTATATCATTAAAGAAAAAGAAATCAGGTACAACAGGTGATCCGACATTAATTAATAAAGGTTTCACAACACTATTAAAAGGTAAAACATTTGATAAAGTTAGAAAAGAATTAGATGATGGTGCGTTTACATTTTATAGTGGTGTAATAAAAACAGCTCAGAGATTTCAATTATCAAGACCTAAGATAGCTGTAGATAAAGATGGTAATCCATGGATTAGTAAAACAATGATGGATAAACTAGGTAAGAACGCTAAGAATTTAAACTCTGGTAATTGGAAGAAGTTTGTCACAGGATTACCTAATGATCTTATTAATTATCAATTAAAGAAATCAAGATCATTATTCAAACCTATGGCTGATGTTATAGAAAAGAACGCTGACTTATTCGCTGATACACTAATTAGATTGATATTAAAAACTGAATTAAAAGAATTACAGAAAGTAAATTTTGATTTCGCTTTAGTTACAGGTGTAGGTAGAATGTTAAAGAGTGGTCTAGTTATAGAGTCTGGTGATTATCAAGATGTTGATACAATGACTACTAAAGTTGATGAGTTATTCAAAACAGGTAAACCATCAATGAAATTAAACAGTAAGAAGACACAAGCGTTTGATAAAGGTTCTAATGCTGCTATGTTACACATGATTTTATCAATCGGATCAACACCTGTATGTGATGTAACATTAAGATACAAAGGTAACTTCGCATCAGCACCTTCTTTCTTAGCAACATTCTCTAAAGAATTTAAGGACTCATTAAAGTAATGGAATTTTTAACAGAAGCAGCAGGTAAAAATCTACACTTAGAACATCTTGAAGATGAGATTCTAAACTTTGGTATTGCTGGTGGTAGAAGTGCTATAGAGTTTCTACAATCATTGAGAGATATGTTCAAAGGTGGTTCAGGTAGTAAACTAAATGTAACAGTCAAGTGGGACGGAGCACCAGCTATCTTCGCGGGTCCACACCCTGAAACAGGTAAATTCTTCGTAGCTAAGAAGTCATTGTTTAATAAGACACCAAAGTTTTATCACACTAACGAAGAAATAGACGCTGATCTATCAGGTGAGTTAGCGAGTAAGTTTAAAGTATGTCTCGCTGAGTTCTCTAAGTTAGGTATGAGAGAAATACTACAAGGTGATTTAATGTTCACTAATGATGTAAGTACTCAAGATATTGATGGAGAATCACATTATACATTTCAACCTAATACAATTTTATACGCTGTACCAACAAACTCTAAGATCGGAAAAGAGATTAAACAAGCTAAAGTAGGTATTGTCTGGCACACGACATACAAAGGTACATCAATCGAATCATTATCAGCTTCATTCGGAGCTAAGATACCAGGTAGATCATCTAATGTCTGGCAAGACGACGCGACATATAGAGATGTATCAGGTAAAGCTACATTCACAGCGTCAGAGACAGTCAAAGTGAGCTCGCTACTATCATCTGCTGGTAAACAATTTCAGAGAGTCAACTCAGGTTCATTTAATAAATTTTTAAGATGGCAAGATAGTTTAGGTACATCAGCTGTAGGTTCAAGTTTCAAAACATATCTAAACACATTTACTAGAGCTGGTAAGAAATTACCGAAAGGTAGACAAGCTGTCAAAGGATATCAAGTACACTTTCAGACTTGGTGGAAAAAGAACAAAGGTGATTCTGATATACAGAATTCTAAACTTAGAGAACATTTAAAAGTTATTAAGAGTTCACTAAAGACATTAGAACAAGTAGTAGACTTCATGAGATTTTTGATTGAAGCTAAGATGATGATTATTAACAAAATGGATTCAGCTAAAGGTATAGCTAAGACATTCGTTAAAACAGACAACGGATTTAAAGTAGTAAATCCAGAAGGGTATGTCGCTATTGACAAAACAGGTGGTGCTGTTAAA